GCTGTTCAGGTTCTCGAGAGGCACGCACTTCAACAACTCCCGAACTGCAGTCAGGTCGTGGTTGATCATGTCCTCACGCAGTTGGTGTAACACTTGCTCTACAATTTGTTCTCTTGATTTGTCCATCTCGTATTTCCTTTCCTTACAGCTGTAAGGTTTTGTTTTTAGGTGTGTAGTACGCGTTGCTTGCCGTACTGTTATTATTATACAACTTATTACACTTGAAGTCAAGTTCTGACACTTCTACTCATAACTACGCAGAGTATGATTTTTACAAGGTTTGCGCAGGGGTTGCGCCCCACAGCACCAGAACTATCATTGGCTAAAGTACATTTAGACAGGGTACTTTACAGAACATTCGCTAAAGTACATTTAGGCAGGGTACTTTACAGAACATTGGCTAAGGAATACTATTCGGAAGTTCTGTAAAGTTTTAATACGGAAGTTTGCAAGTGCTTGATAAGTCTATAATGTTCTGTTTTCCCAATGTTCGGTCAGGTCACGAGGGGGGAAAATTAGCGTGAGAGCAGAAGCGAACATTCAAGCACCAGAAAGTTTGGAAAAAATGAAAATTTAAAAAAGGTGCCCTGTAATTTTTTGTAAAACGAACATTTGAATTTAAAGAAAAATATGATAATAATAGTAACAATCTGATAGGACAGCTTTTGATGTTTCGTGTGTTGCGGTATGCAGAAGTGTCAGGAACATAATGTTCTTTTTTGGACCGAACAAAACCGAACATTGCAGAACATTTGCCCTAAAAAACCGAACATTCAACACACAAATTTTCACGCATGGTGTGTTAAAACCGAACATTTAAAACGAAAGAAAAACGAACATTAGAACATTCAAAAAAAAGAACATTAGAACATTACAAAAAACGAACATTAGAACATTCTAGCAGTAGGGTCTTTACCCCTTCGAACACGCCCCGCGACACGAGTAACTATCATGTGGGCACTGAGTTTTGCGACCTTACAACTGTAAGGACTGATCTGCATGGTGCATACTTTATACGCACCGCGACACGAAGAACTATCATTTAAGGGCAAAGAAACAGGGGTAGTGATTTGCGGGACAAAACAAAAACCTTACAGCTGTAAGGATTAGTTAGCTTGGCTTCACCAAGTAATGGGCACAAAAAAGCCCGGCTTGGTTCACTGCGTAAACCAGGCCGGGCGCGTGCCATCCTACTTCTAAACAACGCATGGTGCAGACACAAAAAAGCCCGCACAAGGCGGGCTGGTTTGGCAGAGGGGAATAGTTATTCAGCTAAGAGTGTGACAAACCAGTCCACTAGGGACAATGTCATTACCACCAAAAACACAACACAAAAAACATCGAGGAACTTTTTAATTTTCGTATTCATTTTGACACCTTGAAAGTAACGATAACCCGTCCAACACCATAAAAGCCCAAGCGGGATTTAATAATGCGGTAAGCGATACCGTCCCGAGTTTGTACTTTTTGAATGTAAGTCATTTTATTGTGGGGGCTTTCGCCCCCATCCTATGTTAAGTTAAACCGAAGGGATTAGAGCTTTGCCAAGCTTGATGCGCTTAACAGTCTCTGCAACATCGAAGGACGGGTTTTCCAATTTCTGCAGGGCGGTAATAACCTTGTCGAGGTTATCGTGCATACGCTGAAATGCCGTCTTAGTCTCGCGAGCTTCGCCTGAACCGTCCGCTTCATCGTCTGCAAGGTAGTTGCGAATACGATTGAGCATGGTATCAACCCGACCCTTCAAAACGGTGCGATCGTGCTTTGCACCAGATTCTAGGGTTTTCGGATCTTTCGCCATTAGAACTTGCTCTGCATCGGTAAAACCTGCAGTGATAGCGTCTTTGACCGATTTCCGTAGCTCGACATTACCGCCATTCTTTTCGGTTTCAAGCATTGTCGAGCGGATACCATCAGCATGGTAAACATCGGCGAGCTTGCGGTACTTTTTAGCAGTCTGGCCTTCGGCCTTGACTACATCAATAGTTGCGGAACGGGCCAAAGCGGATAATGCAACGATGTCGTGTGACATGATTTATTCCTTTATTAAAGTTAGTTAGTACTTCATCGATCACTTGACCGACAACTGAATTATAGGGGATATATCAGGAAGTGTCAAACAATGACAAACAATGACAACAAGTGACAAGCGATAACGCAGAGCAAAACCTTACAGCTGTAAGGTTTTCAGGAGGGGCAAAACCGAATCCGTCAGACCCACCGTACCCCGACCCGCCTTAATTGGCATTGTGTCACTCGTTACTATGTACTACTATTCTGCTCAAATAATTACCTTTCCTAAGCGTTCCTTACTACTAAGCCAACCTTGACCCCCACCCCCTCTATATAGGAACACCCCCCGGGTGCAAAAAATAGTACCGTACATACAAAAAATAATATAAAATCCCACAAACGTAGCAACAGCTAGCGCGTAGGAACAACATGGCAATATTACTTACCCCAGATCAAGGGGTGCAAATGACGCCACAACCTGCAGTCACGGATCTGCACGAGCGGATAAAAGCGCTTGCATGCACAGCAGATGTCCTTGCCGGGGAGGGGCTAGTCGTCTCTTCTAATGCAGAAGACCAGCAAGTTGCCTCAACACTTGCAAGTGCCTACGCCGCAGATCCCGAACAAACCTCAAAGAAAGTCACCCACGTCAAAGCCGCGAGCTTGACCCCTGCTTCCTTAATACAGACCCGTGCCATCCTCGATGAATTCGGTTCGGCTGTGGTGCGCCACTCTGTTGAAATCCGCCATCTGGTAACAAACAAACTCTTACTTGAGTCAGAGAACCCCGACCCCCGGGTGCGCATCCGTGCCTTGGAGCTGCTGGGTAAAATCAGCGACGTTGGACTCTTTACAGAACGCTCCGAGGTGCTCATCACCCACCAGTCTACGGACGACCTACGTGCAAAGCTGCGCGAGAAGTTCAACAAGCTGCGTGAGATTGACATGCAGAACGTCCAAGACGTCGTTGCAATCGAGAATGACACCATCGATATCAATAAAGAGCTGGGTCTAGATAATGACTAGTGAAGACTTTGACTTCACAGACGAAGAAATTGAGCTGATGCTCGAAAGGCTAGACGAGTTTTCCCCAGAAGAACAAGAAGAACTGCTCAAGATTGCGGATATCTTGGGGCAACGCAAGCGTGCCGCCCAGTGCAGAAACGATCTCATTGAGTTCTGTAAGCACATGGATCCTAACTATAAGGTTGGGCGACACCACAGAAGGTTGGCTGACCTGCTCATGAAGATGGAACGTGACGAAGAAGACCGTATTGGGGTTTCTGTGCCCCCACGTCATGGTAAGTCTCAGCTCGTTTCGATCTTCTTTCCTGCATGGTATCTGGGGCGCAACCCCGATAAGAAGGTGCTGATGGTCTCGCACACGGCAGATTTGGCTGTGGACTTCGGTCGCAAGGTGCGTAACATCGTGGACAACCCTCTATATAAGCAGATATTCCCGACGGTCACACTTGCTGCAGACTCAAAGAGTGCTGGGCGCTGGAACACGAACATGGGTGGGGAGTATTTTGCTTGTGGTGTGGGAGCCGCTCTCGCTGGTCGGGGTGCACACTTCCTAATTGTTGACGATCCGTTCTCCGAACAGGACGTTTTGAACGGAAATTACGAAGTTTTCGAGCGTGTATATGAGTGGTTTACGTATGGTGCGCGAACTCGTCTGATGCCACTGGGAAAAGTAGCGATTGTGCACACCCGCTGGCACCCCAACGACCTGATTGGTCGGCTTGGTAAGGACATGTCACGTAGCGGAGAGACTGATCAATATGATTTCTTCGAGTTCCCTGCGATTTTTAACGAGAATACTCCAGATGAGAAGGCGCTCTGGCCTGATTTCTACGACCTCAAAGCTTTACATAGAACAAAAGCTTCCATGCCACTATTCCAGTGGAACGCCCAGTACCAGCAAAACCCCACTGCCGAGGAAGGTGCGTTAATTAAGCGAGAATGGTGGCGCAAATGGGAAGCCGATGACGCCCCCGGGTGTGAATACATCATCATGACGCTTGACGCTGCAGCAGAAAAGACCAATCGTGCCGACTTTACCGCGCTCTTGACGTGGGGGGTATTCTCTGACGAGACCAATACCCAAGGCGCGAACCATATTGTCTTGCTAAACGCAATAAATGTACGGGTTGAGTTCCCAGAGCTTAAAGAGCTTGCACTACGCGAGTGGAAAGAGTGGCAACCTGACTCGTTTATCGTGGAAAAGAAGTCCAGTGGCACCCCACTCTTTCAAGAGCTGCGCAGGTTAGGTATCCCCGTGCAAGAATTCACCCCCCATCGCGGAACCGGTGATAAAGTCGCACGCATAAACGCAATATCAGATATATTTAGATCTGGGATGGTGTGGTATCCGGCGGGTAGGCGGTGGGCAGAAGAAGTTGTTGAGCAAGTTGCAGCCTTCCCAGCATCGGATCATGACGATATGGTTGACTGCGTGTCCATGGCGCTTGCGAGATTTCGCAACGGGGGCTTCATACGCCTTGATACAGATGCGCAAGATGAGATTATGCGCCCTAGGGTTGCGGCTTACTATTAAAGGTTGAATTGAAAATGGCTATTGAAAAATCACTTTACGCGGCACCCGCAGGCATTGAGCAGTTAGAAGATGACCAGACTCCGCAGCTAGAACTCGAAATCGTAAACCCCGATATGGTGCGGTTAGACGATGGTAGCGTTGAAATTACGATCATCCCCGGCGAGGAAACCGAAGAGCTAGACGGTGTGCCCTTTGATGCAAACCTTGCCGAATACATCGGTGACAGCGCACTTGCAATGCTTGTCACGGATCTCATCTCAGACTACGACAATGACCTTGCCTCACGCAAAGACTGGGAGCAGACGTACACAGACGGTATTAAGCTACTGGGTCTGAAGTACGAGGAGCGCATCGAGCCTTGGCCCGGCGCATGTGGTGTGCACTCACCGCTTATTGCAGAAGCCGCTGTACGTTTTCAAGCAGAAGCTATTATGGAAACGTTTCCGGCGTCAGGTCCTGTGCGCACACAGATCATAGGAAAGATTACGCCCGAGAACACCGACGCAGCCCAGCGGGTGCAAGAGGATATGAACTATGAGCTGACTGAGGTAATGAAAGAGTACCGGTCAGAGCATGAGAAGATGCTGTGGAACCTGCCAATTGCGGGTAGTGCGTTCAAAAAAGTGTACTTTGACCCCTCTCTTGGGCGTCAGGTGAGCATGTTTGTACCTGCAGAAGACGTGATTTTGCCGTACGGAACGTCCGAAATTAGCTTGTGTGAGCGTATTACGCACCGCATGAGAAAGACTAAAAACCAGCTATTAAAGCTTCAAGAGTCAGGTTTTTACCGCGACGACGTAGAAATTACCGATGGTCCTGTCATGCAGCCCGATGAGATCCAGCAAGCAAAGGATCGAGAGACTGGGTTTAGTGCAACATACGATGATCGACCACTCTTGCTTGAGATGCACGTCGAGCTTGACTTGCCCGGCTTTGAAGATAAGAACGCCGAGGGTGAAGAGACAGGCATTGCCCTGCCATACGTGGTCACGATACTAAAAGACACGAATACGATTCTGTCTGTTCGTCGCAACTGGGATCCAGAATCGGAAGACCCACGCGCACCACGCCCCAAAGGAATTAGCGGTGACGATACTGAAGCATACGAGCCAAAGTCTTCACGCCAGTACTTCGTGCATTACCAGTATGTACCGGGCTTTGGATCGTACGGCTATGGCTTGATCCACTTGGTGGGTAACAGTGCAAAGAGCGCAACAAGCATCACACGTCAGTTGGTGGACGCAGGAACACTAAGCAACTTGCCGGGCGGGATGAAGACTCGCGGCTTGCGTATCAAGGGCGACGATACACCGATTTCACCCGGGGAGTGGCGCGACGTTGATGTGAGTTCTGGTGCACTGCGCGATAACATCATGCCTCTACCTTACAAAGAGCCAAGCCAAGTGCTCTTGGGTCTGCGTGGCATTATCGTTGAAGAGGCACAGAAGTTTGCTGCGGCACCGGATATGAAGATTAGCGACATGAGCGCTAATGCACCGGTGGGTACAACACTCGCACTGATCGAGCGTAACTTGAAGGTGATGTCAGCTGTTCAGGCTCGCATGCACTTCTCGATGAAGCAAGAGTTCAAGCTCCTTGCTGGACTCATCCGCGACTTCTCTCCTAGTGAGTATGGATATGAGCCGGGCGAAGGTTCACGTCGTGATCGCCGAGAAGACTACAGCTTAGTTGACGTCATCCCAGTTAGCGACCCTAACGCCTCAACACTTGCACAGCGTGTGGTGCAGTATCAGGCAGTGATCCAGCTTGCACAGATGGCTCCACAGATTTACAACTTGCCGAAGCTTCATCGCCAGATGTTGGAAGTGTTGAACATCAAGGATGCCGACAAGCTCGTGCCGATGGAAGATGACCAGAAGCCAACTGATCCTGTAAGTGAGAACATGAACATCTTGATGGGCAAACCCGTTAAGGCATTCCAGTTCCAAGATCATGAGGCGCACATCCGCACCCACATGGCAGCAATGCAAGATCCCAATATTGCACAGGTCATGGGTCAGAACCCACAGGCTCAGATCTTGATGCAGGCAGCGAATGCGCACATCACCGAGCACGTCGCTATGGCGTACCGTGAGAAGATGGAAAAGGAAATGAACATGCTTCTGCCTGATCCAGAAGCTAAACTTCCACGCGAAATCGAGTACCAGTTGTCTGGACGTATTGCTCAGGCGGCAAGCCAGCTCTTGGGTAAGAACCAAGCTGAAGCTCAGGCACAACAAAACGCGCAGATGCAGCAAGATCCGATTGTTCAGATGCAGCAAGCTGAACTGCAGATCAAGGTTAAAGAAGTTGAGCTTAAAGAAAAGCAGATCATGGTTGATGCTGCAACACAGGCCGATAAGCTCGCACTTGAGCGCGAGAAACTCAAAGCCGAAAACGAACGCGAGGGTCTAAAGATTGGACTCAAAGCGCAATACGACGAGAGCAAACTAAAAGCCGATAACGAACGTGACGGCTTACGTATCGGAGCAGAGATTGCTAAGTCTCGTGAACAAATGAAACATGACCGCCATAAACAAGACGTGGCTAACATGCACCAAGCACTGCAAAGTGAAAACAAACCTATGAAGGAGTCTAAAGAATAATGGACTTAATCGTCGTTCTACGCAAAAAATTACGTGAACGCATGAACGCCTTGGCTGATGACGTATCAACAGGGCGCTGTAAGGATTTTGGTGAGTACCAAAAACTCTGCGGGGTAATAGAGGGATTGGCCTA